GGTTTACGAGCCGCAGGCAGCCGGAGTTCATACGCAGAAACCTTATTTGGTACTGAGAGAAGGCGTCCAAGACACGGAAGCGGACTGGGCGGCTTTTTCAACTATTGTAGAAGTCTGGCCCTATGTCAAGCGGACCACATTCCAGCAGGTGGATGCCATTGTCAATGCCGTGATTAATACCCTACACCGGGCAAGGTTCAGTGAGGCAGGAGAACAATATTTAGCTGATTATATCGGCACCGCGGGGCCTGACTTCGTGGATGAAAAATGGGACGCTATTACTCGGGGATTGCGCTTCCGGGTGTTTGCTCTGGGCTGGCTGAATGGGTTTACTTACGATCCTGACCCGGTAGCAGCTCTACAGAACTGGACGGCAACCACCTGGCCGGAAGTGCATACGGACCCGGTAACGTGGACACCAGCTGATACTACGCCAGGGATTTATTGGCGACTGGTACGGCTGGTATCGGTGGAAATGACGGCAGCGGTTACCTGGCTGGAGGCGCAAATTAACGGTCACATCCTAACACCCAGCGCAACAGTAAGGCTTACGTGGGTAAGAAAACTTGTTGAGGGGTTGGCAAAACAGCGCAGGTTAAAATTATCTGACGGTAGCCCTTTGGAGTTGTTAAAAGTAGCTGCCGACAGCGAGGCCGACCCGATGAAACGGGGACAGGTGCAACTGACGGCGAGGTTCGGCATACTACAACCTGTTGCCCAGGTGGAGGTTTTGGGTAAAGCCATTGTCGGCGGTGCGGTTAGCGGGGAGGTGACTTAATATGGCCAAGGCTAAGAAGTTAGAAAAAAAGTCTGTTGGACAAGAGCAAACGGAAGCAGTCTACAGTCGCGACGAACTTATTGCCGCGGCTTGTTCTTTCGGCGTAAAGCCGGAAGTGGTGGCCGGGGCGTTGCGACTGGCAAACAAAGACAATTTGACGAGAACCGAAGCCGAGAAGGCAATTGAAGCATTTCTCGAAAGGAAGGTGTGATAAATGGCAGGTTCTGTATTCCAAGTGGGCGAGCAGAAGATACGCCCGGGGGTTTATGTACGCGTGACCAACATTAGCGAACCGCCGGAGGCGATTATATCACAAGGTGTGGTGGCGGCCCTGTTCCGTACTTCCTGGGGACCGCTGGGAGAGGTAACCTATCTTGAAAGTGCCGATGCGGTAACTGCCACCTTTGGTGGTAGCGGCACCATTGACGCCGCGTTGGAAGCCTTCCGCGGTGGCTGCCGTCGGGTAGTGGGATACCGCCTGGGCAGCGGCGGGGCGAAAGCTGCAATTACCCTCAAGGATACCGCTGCTACTCCGGTAGACGTAGTAACTATAACCGCTGAATATGAGGGCGTGCGCGGTAATGACTTCAAAGTAACCGTCAGGGATTCCCTTACCGATACGAGCAAGCGGGAGTTATTGCTATACGAGGGAGTAACGCTGTTGCAGACGATTACTTTTGCTAAAGGAACCGATGAGCCGCAGGCCCTTGTTGACGCCGTGAACGCTTCTAATAACCCGTATATCACGGCTACAAAGCTGGCAGATGGCAACGGTACTTTGGCAACCATAACCCAGCAGGTATTAACCGGCGGCCAGGACCCGACTGTGGATGGTGCAAGCTACAGTGCTGGTTTATCTGCAATCGAAGCAATTGACTGGAACGTGTTGGCGGTAGACAGTGAGGACCCGGCAACTCACGTGGCGGTGCAGACCTACATCGACCGAGTACGCAACGAAGGCAAGCGGGTGCTGGCTGTGGTGGGCGAGCCGACTAGTGTGGAACTGACTACCCGGCTTGCCAATGCTAAAGCCTACAATGATCCGGCTATTGTCTATGTGGCCAACGGCTTCAAGGGTTCGGACGGCGTTATCAGGGAAGGCTACAAGGCGGCAACCAGGGTTGCGGGAATGATTGCAGCGGCCAGCATAACCGAATCCCTCACCCACGCAGTGGTCAAGGGTGCTACGGAACTCGTGGGGGCGCTTACTAACGCAGAGATTGAGCAGGCTATCCAATCCGGGGCACTGGTGTTTACCATGTCGGCTCAGAAGCAGGTACAAATCGAATACGGTATTAACACCTTTGTAACGCCTACTGCCGATATGGACGCCGGCTGGAAGAAAATCCGCCGCGTGAGGACCAGGGATAATTTGATGGACCGCATTGCTGCTACCTGGGATCCGCTAATTGGTAAGATTAATAACAGTCCGGACGGGCGGGCGACTCTAATTGCAGCGGCCCAGGGCATTATTAACAAGATGATTGCTGAAGGCGCTCTCTTGAGCGGTACAATCTATGAAGACCCGAACAATCCGCCTGTTGGCGATTCGGCCTGGTTCGTGGTGGCCGTGGATGACCTTGACAGCGCCGAGAAGGTTTACATCACTTTTGGCTTCCGGTTCAGCCCGGAGACTGAGTAATTGGGAGGTATGACAAATGGCCGATGGGCGTTATGTATTTCGCGATTGCGTACCTGATGGATCCATTGATATTGCTAACGTGTCAACGGGTGATGTGATAAACAGAGCCTGGTCCTTCCGGGTAAATATGCCCCCGGACCTGCAGGAAGAGCTGGATTCCGGTAACTTTGACCCCCGGAATATCCTGCGGGGTTATGACGGGGAATTATACGACGGTGACGGAAATTTCCTGGCTGAAGTCAATACCTGGCAGGCACAGATTAATTTCACCAACAGCGACTATCAGGCTGCCGGTAACAAGATTACCTGGGCCATCCCGCAGAGTTACAGCGTTACCTTAACCTTTACAGAGACGGTTATCCGGGATGCAAGGATTTTAAAGAAAGTTATTGCTGGCTTGAAGAATCGCGAACCGGATGCCGTTTTGAACTTTATGGGTGTCCTGCGCGGCCATAATGCGGCTTAAAGGAGGGCCTTAGATGAACGAAAAGAAACGTGAAGAACTCTTGGCTGCCGAAGATACCATCCTGCAGGACGTTAGCGGCGTCTTGCAGGCTATGGAAACAATAACGCAATATGAGACATATGAGGTAAAGCGGGACGGGAAGAAATTGTTCGCCTTCCGGGTGCGCGGGCTTGATGATGAGGAAATGGAAAATTGCCGCAACCTGGCCACTAAGACAATAAAAAGCAAGCGTTTGAGTGGCCTAGCCATGCCCGGGGATTTTAACGCCGCTAAATATAATTCACTTTTGGTTTACAGTGCCACCCACCCGGACGATAGGAAATGGCTGTGGGATAATAAAAATCTGTGGCAAAAGGCTAACGTTACTGCTGGCTGGCAAGTAGTTGATAAAGTACTGCGCCGGGGAGAGAAAGACGAAGTTATAGAACTGATTGAAAAGCTCAGTGGTTATTACGATGAGGAGCAAAGCGACCTTGAACAAACCCTAAAAAACTCATAGAAGCAGGGGGCAAGGCCACCCTGCTTCACCATATTTTTCAGCGGACAGGGAGAACGCCGGATGAAGTTTATGCCAAACCCTACAAGGTAAGGGTTTTTATGTTTGCTAGCATGAGAGTGCAGCTTGAAGCTGAGGAAAAAGCGATGAGAGAGGCCAGGGACAGGAGGGGTGAGGGGTAATGCCAGAGGAGATCTACAGGATAGAAATTCCAATTATAGTAGATGATCAGACCGAGGTTCCTCTGCGCCAGGCGGAGGAACGAGTCAATCGCTTCCAAAAAGAAGCAGAAAAAAGGAACCGTATGATACGCAAGCATTTTGAGTCCCTCGCCCGGCTCAAAATTATGCCTGTCATGCAGATTAGAGACCAGTTAACCGCCAGCGTGATTAAAGCGGATAAGCTGGTAAAAAGGCTGAACATGCAGCAGGCTTCCCCCATGCTGGCAGTTCAGGATCGCGTATCCTCCGTGATAACCAGGATCAATGCCGCCCTGGAGGTTCTGGATAAAGGTAAAGTTGGCGTAGTAGCCGAAATAAAAGGGCCGTTAATGGACGAGATCGTGAAAGCCAAAGCAGCCCTGGCCGCGTTGAATAATGTGAAGGCTGGTCCAGTTGCGGAATTGCGTGGGGAACTGTTTGGACAACTTACAAAAGCGATGGCGGAGATACGCAAGCTGGACCAGTTTGCCGCTGAACCTAAAGCATCACTGCGGGACCGGGTGACGTGGAGGGCCCGGGAGATTGGCCGAACATTAAGAAGCCTTATGTCCCGGGTTTGGACGGTTACTATACAGGCTAAAGATAAGGCTTCGGGTGTTGTAAGACGTATTACGGGTACTCTAACACATCCTCTTACAATGTTGGGGGCCGGTGCCGGGTTAACGGCGGCTATTGGATACCCCTTAAAACTTGCTGGTGAAATGGATAGGGCCCGGCGGTCAATTGAACTTTTTTCAGGTTCAACGGAAAAGGGAAAGAAAAACTTCCAGGATTTTGTAAACTTTGCGATCAAGTCTCCTATATATGAGGTCCCCTTTGTAATAAAAACCGCTGGCCAAATGCTGGCCACGGGTTTAGATGCCCAATTCACCAAGCGGTCTTTGAAGGCTTTCGGTAACGCTGCTATGTATACCGGTGCAAGCTTGGAGCAGCTTGAGCTCGCTTTCTACGGCTTCAAGCAAATTGCAGGTGTTGGGACACTTTCAATGGAGGAATTGAGACAGGTAACAGAAAATCTCAATGTGCCGCTCGCCTGGATTGCCGAAGAATTAGGAGTAACTGGAGAGCAGTTAAAAAATCTTGGCAGGCAAGGGATACCGGCAAAACGGGCAATGGAAGCAATTGTCAGAACCCTTGAAAAGAGATTTCCAGTCAAGGACTTTAATAATGATTTGCTGGCACTGGTTTCAAATGTCAAAGAATCAGCCCGAACCGTAGTCTGGTATTTCGGTAGGGGAATGTCCAAACCGGTTATCCGGATACTTCAGGACTTAACCGGAGTATTAGACCCTACAGGTGAAAAGTTTAAAGCATTTTCCGAGCGGATCGAAAGAGCGGGCAGGTGGGTAGGAAGGCAATTTGAATTTGCTTACAACAAGGTAAAGTGGTTTTTCTATAAGCTTAATTCAGACGAAGAATTTCAAAAACTGAATTGGGGAGATAAGATTGTTTATGTCTTGGATCAAATGATACTCGCGGCTAATAAATGGATTTCGGGCCCGGGCGGCAAGCAGGTAGAAAAAGTGCTTGTTAAGCTGGCCGAGATAGGCACCCGGGCTTGGATGACCGCTATTGCCGGCATGGCCAAAGGCTCATTGGATGCGCTTATGAGTGGTAATTTTGTGGGCGCCGCCGGACTTGCAGCTGGTACTGCGGTTTTAGGTGGCGGTTTAATAGCCAAGAGCGCAATTGGTGTCGGAAAGGCAATATTTAAGGGCGGAAAGGCGATAGCTCAGAGGGTAGGTAAAATGATAAAGAGAGATAAAGTTCTGGGTGGTCCTGCCGCCAGAGCAGGGAAAGCCGCGTCAAGTAACGGCAAAAGTATCGGTGCATTTTCAAAGGTTGTTGAAAGAGCAAGGGCGAAAGTGCCGAGACCTTCTATTAAAGCAACCGGGGCTTTATCGAAAGTGCGCGGGGTAATACCAAAATTAGGTAAAGTTGCCGGTAGAGTGGCCATTCCTGTGGCAATAGGCCTGGAGGTGGCCGATATAACAAAATCGGAAAATAAGGCCGCTGCCTTGGCAAAATCTATCGCCGGCCTGGGTGGTGGAGCTCTGGGAGCCAAAATTGGCGCAGCGATAGGCACTGCAATTTTACCCGGTATAGGCACTGCTCTTGGTACCGCTCTGGGCGGCCTGGGCGGATACCTGGCCGGAAAATTCATAGTAGGCAAGTTGGTTGACAGGTCAAGCTCAAGGTATGGAGAGCAAGTTGTGATAACCGGCAACACTTATGCAAATGAGCAGGCCCGTGCTTTTAAAGAAATGTCCGAACGGGCAGAGAAATGGGGCCGAACCATGATAGAAAATTTCATGCGCGGCAGGGATTCTGCCGGCATGAGTATGCGCGGATGGCTAAATAATAAGGTTTACGAGCCGTTTAGGTCCATTGTGAACCGGGCAAAATTGTGGGGCCGAAACCTGGCAAGGAATTTCCAGGCCGGAATGAACCAGGTTCAAGTTGCCATGCCGAATATTCAGGTGCCAAATATTCCGGCTAAAAAATACGCCAACGGTGGCATACTTACCCGTCCACACTTAGGACTGGTTGCCGAAGAAGGCCCGGAAGCCGTTATACCTTTGGCACCCAAGAGAAGAAAAAGGGCGCTTGATCTCTGGCAAAAAACCGGGCATGCCTTGGGAGTGCAAATGTTTGCCATGGGTGGTTTTACTGCCCCATTAGCTGTTGCCGGTGCAAATATTGCTGGCCATACCGGAAAAGGAGCCGGGTTACGTAAATTTGACATTGAAGATGCCCTCGAAGGGGTTTTTGAAACCGTTAAAAGTGTACGTGAATATGTAGAACAAATTTCTGCCACTTCTACTAGGTATACGGCAGTACTTAAACGCCTAGCTTTACCCGTGTCTTTAATAACTGAGGCCGTAGAAGTAACTCAATCAAAAAATAAAGCCCGTGCAGTGATAGAAGGGATTAGTGGTCTGGCCAGCGGATTTGCCGGGACGGAGATGGGAGCACTTGCAGGTACTGCTATTGCTCCCGGGATAGGAACAA